TCAGTACAGCGTGCTCCTACGCCGAACACCCATCTGTCGAATGGTGAAATTGCATGATCCAGCAGCGCGCGCGACCGCTCTGACCTCTGCCGTTACATAAGGGAACGTCCCGGTAATTGTCGGCAGCGCGAAGGGTCGTGTCGACAGCATCAGGCTACACGGTTCATTTATACCGTAATCGACTGACGCGTTCGCCGCGAACATGTCGAAGCTGGACACGCTGGTCGCGCCCCCGCCGCCGCCGCTGTTCGACACTAGCGAAAGATACAACGACGAAAGATTGACCGGCGGGGCGGTGATGTCGACCATAGCCACTGCCTGAATGATGTCGCCGGCGCGCAATGCGGCATTATATGTACCGCCGTTTGCGCTGCTGCCATTCAAGTCCTGACGTAGCCGCACAAGGTCGCCATTACCCGCAAAGGTGGCAACAATGGTCACGTCATTACCCAAACCGTTCGCGCTTGGGACGTTGTCGATGATCGCAGTGGCACCGCCACCAGCGCTCGCAATATAACCGCCTGGCACGATGGTCGCCGACACGGATACACCAGTCGCGGTGGCAGTTGCGGCAACAGCCGACCCAGCAGCATTGACCATTGAGTAGGTCCCGGCCGTTCCCGTGGTATTCACGAACGTATTGGCAGGGATACCTGAACCTGTAACCTGCGTCCCGCTTGGAACTGCGCGCCCCGCAGTGACAACCAGCGAGCTGCTACCCGACGTCGTATTTGCGGTAAGGATCGCTGTTGATACACCAGTGCCAGCGTTACCGCCGCTCGCAGTGGCAAACAGCGGATTGGCCAGCAACTGCCGCCGACCGTTACCCGCCGCCTCAGCCACGTTCTGGATCATAATCGACCCGCGCGCAGGCGTGATAAGACGGTCGAACAGCGCGGAAAGGCTTTTACCCCATAGATAGCCGCCAAGAGCGTTTGGATGCGTGACGTCATAGACCAGCGTCGGTCGCAAGACGATGCCGGTCGCCGATGCAGTCGGGTTCGTGATGATGGCGAAAGCGTCGTGCACATAAACGTTCGGGGTCACTTCGCCGTATTCCGTGAGCATCTGACGCAGATCCATCAACGCAGCGGTTTTCTCCACGCTGTTGATGCCGTTCGCACCGACTTCGTTCTCGACGACGACGATCATTGCCGCGTCGAGCGCGAGCTGCACCATAGTCCTTATGTTCTTTGCGGCATTCTCGGCCACGTTGGCGATCGTAATTGTTGCCCCGCTTACCGCATCTACGAAGATCGCCGGTCCGGTCGAAGAGGTCTGGGCGACATCATTCACGCCACATTGCAGATACATGATCCCGGCGTTAGTTTTGCGTGGATCGCCCGTGCCATCCAACATTCGCTTCAGGATTTGATCGGTGCGCTCGCCCGAGACGCCATAGGTCAGGCCTACAACAAATCGCTGCCCCAACAGCGCCTTAGCTACGACCAGTGGTGACCGGGCACCATAGGTCAACTTGAAGGGGTCGACATAAATCCCATCAATGCGGCTATCGCCAGTCGCGGAAATGACGTCGCGCGGCCTGCTGAACACCGCAGCGCTCCCTGGAAACATGACTTCCATCGGTCAGCCCTCGTCTGCTGCGAATGCCTGGCCGGTCGTCGCACCCCAGATGGATACGGCACCGGCATAATTGGCTTTGAAGGTCGCGCCGGGTGGCACCCTCCGGCTCGGCGCCGACGGTCCGGCCGGGACACCCAGGTCATTGACCCACAAATCGCCCGACGAAAGGTTTTGCCCCGTCAGGACCTTCCGATTTGGATTGGCCGGCGCGAGCTGCTGCGCCGCGCCCCCGGCCGCGATCGTGCCGCTCCGATCGCTACCGTCGGGCAAAGCCGACGTCGACTTGCCATCCGGACTGACCGTCGCGACGATCGGTATCTTGCCCTGTCGCCCGCTGGTGAACGTCACCGGCACGGCAGCGACGCTGCCGCCCAGCTCGCTGGCGCCATTGTACGGCATCAGCCGCGCGTCCCCGGCGCGGCCTTCGCATTACGGATCGCCTCCTTCACCTCGCGAACCGTCGACTTCACGACCGGCACCGCCGCGATCGCGATCGGTGCGAGCTTGATGCCGACGCGGATGATCTGCCCGATATTGATTTTCATCGTACTTCCTCCGTTGCGATAGGATCGGACCTTGTCCCGGCCGGCTCGACGCCGCCTTTCGGTCGGAAGGTGCCGATCACACCGATCAGCCCCGTCACAGCAGCCGAGATGAACCCCAACGCCGCGACGATCTGCGCCAGCTTCGTCTCCGCATCGACGGTGACACACACGATCGCGGCGGTCAGCGTCAGCACGACGATGGCGGCCAGCGTCGCGAGGTAGGCGGTGACCGGCTGCGACGCCCAGTTCATGCCTCGCTCGCCCCGATCGTGCCCGGCTTCATCACCGGCAGCGCCCCAGCGGTCATCGACATGCCGGCGGGCCAGCGGATCGCGTCGACATCCGCCTTCAGGATGTCGATGATCGACACCCGGTCGCCCTGGTTGCCGCCCAGCGCTTTGTAATAGCGCTTGTCCGCCGTCTCACCGACGATCAGGAAGACATGGTTGCCGCCGGCCCGCGCCTTCACGCCGACCGCACCGACCGCCGCCTTGCACGCCACGCCCCAGTCGCGCCACGACGCCGCCCGCGCCGCGATCTTCGGCGGATCGATCCCGGCCGCGACGAAGCAGGCGGCTTGGAAGCCACCGCACCACGGCATTTCGTCGTCGGCCCACCGTAACCCGTTCCAGCGCTGGGCGGTGTTGAGCAGTGCCAACAACTTGTTGTTGTGGGTCGGTCCCGGAATTTCCTTCAGGCCGAGATACGACCGCGCGATCGTCGTCCATGCCGGCTCCGTCAGCACCAGCGCGTCGGGCGGAATGCCGAGCTGCGCGAGCAGCTGATCGACCAGCACGACTTCCGCCTGGGCGAACCCCTTGCCGCGCACGCCCTTGATGACGTCGAACACCTCACGACGGCTCATTCACCTGCCCCCTTGCCATGGCCGCTCCGCTCGACGGCGGACAGCCGCTCCTCGATCTTGTCCAGTCGCCCACCGATCGCCGGCCCATTGATCTGCTGGCGCTCATCGATCCGCGTCACCGTCTGCTGCAGCTGCGACAGCGTCGACACGACCCAAAGGCACAGCGCTACAATCCCCGCCGTCGCCACCGCGACTGCAAGCGCACCCGCCCATTTGAGTGGGGCAGGTATCTCTGCCTTCATCGGTCCCTGCTGCTGGTGGAATTTGACGATCGCCGCCTCAGCTACCTGCTCGGCGACCATGCGGACCTGCGCCGTGTTGCCCGCATCGGTCACTGCGTGGTGCCGTTCGGTGCATTCTCCGGTGCATCGCCCGGCTTCGTCAGGTCGACAGGTCGCGACGTCACCGGGATCGGGTCACGGTACTGGAAATGCTTCGCCCGAATGGCCGCCATCGCATCGGCCGCCTCGTCGACGGTCATCGCATCGATCATCTGCTGGATGTTCGACATATCGTTCTCGCTATTTTGCGTAGGGGAAAAAAGACGGGATCGCCGATAAATCCCAAGGCCCAGGGCCAACATCGGCGGTGATCCTACCGTCCATGCGGACCGATCCACGGCCCATGCCGCCACCCCCGAATGCGATATTGTATTGCGGGCGGGCACCGGCCGGCAGCGTCGCGATCGTCAGGCCGGCCGTGCCGTCGACACGACCCCACAACTTCAAGCCATTCTCAGGGCGCAAGGTGTAGGAAGGACGGACATACTCTTCGCCGACAATGTTGGTAAAATCGCCCTGCAAGGTGAGCGGCGTGTAATACGACTGAACGTCGAACACGTCCTTTTCGGCCGTCCCGAAATAGATGTCCTGGTGCCGGACACCGCCGACGCCCGCACCGATGGCGAGACTATAGACGATCCTGTCGCCGCTCCGACGCCGGTTGTTCTGCACCTTGGCGTTGGTGACCTGCTTGCCGGGCGCTGCGTTACTCTGGATCAGGATGTCGTAATCGGTATTGTCGTCAAAGATGTTGTCCGTGATCGACAACCCGTCGATAAAACCCACGCCGTCATACGACCCCGCGCGAACGCCGGCGACGCCGGTTTCATAGTCACCCTTGCCGGTCCCGGTGAACGAATTGAACTTGATGGTCAGGTTGATCGTGCCCTGCCCGGCCTCGGACGCCAGATCGGCCTCCTCCGTCCACGACACACCACCGCGCCCGCAGTCATCCATCTTACAGTTGCTGATCGTGACGTCGCGCGAGGTCCGGCCCGCGCTGCTGCCCAGCACGCCGAATTCCTTCATGCCACGCATGTCGCAATCGTCGACCAGCAGCGGCCCGACGCCGCGCGTGATCGCCATTGCGCACCCATGCGAAAGCGGTTGGTCTGGCCGCCCCGTGCGCTTCCCGAACGTATTGCGCAGGCACCGTCCATCTGACAGGTCGCCGTAGAACTGGCCGCCATATTGCGCGAACCCGTCGCTAAACACGTCGGTGACGGTGGCGTCCGATCGCAGCAGGCGGGGGTTCCCACCTGGCGCATTGAGAATGGTCCAACCTGTCTGGAACGTGTCGTCTTTGATCGCGATGTCGGGCGTCGGGCCCTTGATGATCGACAGCTGGGTGATGACTTCCCCGCCACCGCAATGGACCATCGACACGCCATTGGCTTCGCTCGCGCCCTGGACGTAGATGCCGCACCCGTATTTCGATGCGCCGATGACCTTCGCGCCTGGGCAGCGCAAGAACAGGAACGCGCTGATGAACGGGTTCTGCGTCCCATTGTATCGCGGCGGCTGCGCGACGATCCACGCCCCTTCCTCCAGGAACATCACGGGTCGGATCAGGTCCACCAGCGCGACATTGGTGATCCGATACCACCCGGGCGGGACGGAAAACGGGACGCCTGCCAGATACGCCGCGATGAACGCGGCCGTGCTGTCCGACCCCGACAAAATAGTGTCGGTGTCGATCGCGTAAACGCAATCGGGCTTGGCCCCACCGGCGAACCGCCCATCGGTGACGGTCGGCATCTCCAGCAGCTTCGCTCCGATATCCCGCCCATAGAAGCCGATCAGTGCACCGTTCCCGGTGGCCAGGTCCGTCCGCAAGCCGGGATCGTTCGCATCGCCGATCGCGATCGGAACGGGCCGCTTCGAAGCGTCCAGCCCAATCGCCTTGCCGCGATACTGATCCAATGGCCCCAACGGCGCGATCGTCTCCCCTGGCGCAGCCATCAGCGCGCGGTCGTCAATCTCGCGGACGTCGCGCGCCAGGTCCTGCGACACCATAGCGCGCTGGTCGAGCGCCTCTTCGTGGCTCGCCGCAGGAAACCGGTCGCCGGTCGCATAGGCCATCGACTGTTCGAGCGAGGTTGACCGCCGGATCCGCAACACGCCGCCGCTGGTCGCGGCCGTCCGCGTCAGCGTGCCACCCGCATCGGTGTCGCCGCCGGTCGAACTATAGTCGATGCCCACCGCCAGCGGGATCGATACGCCGCCGACGATACGATCGACCGTCAGGCCGTCCGCGCGAAAACGATAGGGAACGGGGAACGCAACTGTCGTGCCGTCTTCGACATAGGATACGACGGAGGGCAGTGCGGCTACGGTCATGCATGGCCCCCAAAGGCGCAAAATCGGGGGCGTGGTCCGGTGCCGTAATCACCGGTGATGTGGGTCTATAGCAGTGCCGCGACTCGACGCCAAGCACGCATCCGTTTAGTGGTTGAGGCAATTTGATGCTTTGATTGGGGAGGGGCCGCCGTTGACGATCGATGTAGCACCTGGATTTCAGATCCGGTCGCGCCCGTCACTCGATCATACGTTGCTAGCCGAGGACGAGCAGAGCACTGCCCGTTCGATCGTAGATTACTTCCTGCTTGCCCAAAGCAGCGCGCGTGCGCTTGCCGCAGCGTTCGTATTAATTGAATTCGTGCGGCGTAACGATTCGTTTCAACCGATATCGCACGACTGGACATTCACCGCCGCGAGAGACGGTGCGTTACAGATTTACAACGTCGGGCAGTCTATCCGCTACGTTAGGAAGATTGCTGGCACCCTTTCTTCTGCCCGGCACCTTATCGACTTCGATCTGTTGAAGAAGGCGGAGGGGATGTTTCGCGAGAGTTTCCCGAACGCTGAAAAAATGCGCCACTCGGTTGCGCACCAGGAATTTTACGCCAACCCGGATAAGGATACAACGAGCCGTGGTGGATATTCTAGCATCCAGCTCAATTTTGGAGTAGAATTCAACTTGGTAAACGGCATAGAGGGAGACGACTATGTCGCTTCTTGGCAGGGGGAAGTCATTCGCTATTCGTTAGCCGCGCAAACCTTGGCAACTATCAAAGACTGTGTTGAAACAATGTTCGCTGCGTTTGCGAATTTGGACCCGTACTCAACCCCAACAATTGCTGCACAGAGATCGTAAGAACTGACGACCTATCGGTTTCTGCCCGTGTTACCCCAATCCGGCGCCCGGCTCGGCGTCATCGCTCCCCGCTCCCACCACGCCTCGCGGCCTTCCTCGGCATGGGCGCGCGCGATCGCTTTCCAGCTGTCCTCGTATCCGGGGTCGAACAGCATCTGCATCTGGTCGAACAGCAACCGCTCGCTGGCGATCCGGCTGTACCAGAGGTTCGTGCCGGGGACGAGGTTGTAACGTTTGGCCATGTTGACGCTCTCGCGTCCCAGCTTCAGCTCCTCGTTCCACGATTTCGGCGTGCCGTCGCGCTTCAGATCGGGACCATCGGTCAGACGTGTGATCACCTGGGCGGCATTGCCGACACCGAACCGGCCGACGTCAGTGATCAGCCCGGCCGTCGGCCCCGCCAGCGTCTCACCGAACGTCCCGCCCCGCTCACTGGTCGACGCCTTCAGGAAATCGCCGAACACACCGAACCCAACGCCCTGCAGCCACGACCGGCCCAGCGTCGTCGCGTTGATCGGACTGGGATCCTCCCCGTTCCGCAGGTCGCGCATCCATAGCGACAGCAACCCCAGCGACGTGCCGATCGTCGTCACACCCGCCAGATAGGCAAGCCGGTTCGCATTGCCCTTGATCGCCAGCATCCGCCCGCCCTGCATCAGGATTAGCGTCGCACCGAAAGACTTATACTGGCCGAGACTTTTGAGGAGTTCACCACCAAACTCACCTGGGCGCAAACCAAACTGCAGCATCGCCCGCCCAGTCGCGGTCACCGACGGCACCGCCGCATCGGTCTCGGTCAGCACCATGCCCAGCACCCGATCGCGCAGATGCGGATCGGCGATGTCGATCGGCTCGAGGAACCCGTCGTCGCGCAGCGGCGTGCTGCGGATCTTCTCCCACGCCGCGCCGTCGACGCCATATTCCCGCAGCATCCGCTGGAACGCGCGCGGCACCTGTTCCAGCGGCCGTTCGGCGACGCTGCCCATGGTACTCGCCATGCCGCGCCCGAACGCCCATTTCCCCGCCTGCGTCCATGGCGCCAGCATCGACAGCTTCATCGTCCGCTCGGCCAGCCACGCCGCCTTGCTGCCGATCGCCACTTCGTCGGCATAGCGGTTCTGCGCCGCCAGCAGGCGCGACGCCTCCTCGGCGATCAGCCCGGTCCGCACCGCCTCGCGGCGCTCCGCCTTGGTAAACATCCGCGCCAGGTCCAGCGCGGTCCCGGTGACCGGCAACCCGCGGTGGATCCGCGCCATCACCGTCCAGCCCACATCGGTCACCGCCGACAGCATCGCACTGCCCAGCTGCGCCGCGACCAGCGTCGACCGCACCGATCCCATCAGCTCCGCGACGCGAGGATTGACCGGCGCCGACAACGCGCCACTGGTCGACTCGTACATCTCCTCGATGCCGATGAAGAACCCCTTGGGCGCCTGCCCCGTCACCTTGCTGTCGGGCGTCACCTGCCGCTGCTGCTCGACCAGATCCGATAGCCATTTGACGGTCGCCGAGGGATTGGGCCCCAGGATCTCCAGATGCGCGATGTCGCGGCTCATCCGCTCCAGATGCCCCATCATCGCGTCATAGACCGTGCCACTGCCGAACCGGTCCTGATATTCCAGCCAGCTGTCGGCATCGCGAAAGATCAGGAACCGGTGGTCGCCATGCCGGTTCGCCAGCTTGGCACCACCCATCACCCCCAGCGACCGGCCTTCCCACCCTTCGGTCCGGATCGTGCGAAACACCCCGTCCAGCGCGGCGTCCAGCGCCGCGTCGTCGAACGGCATCCCCGTCTCGGCATCGATCATCCGCTCGCGGTCGAGGCGCGGCTTCACATACTCGCGCCACGCCTGCGACGCGACCTCGATCATCGCAATGCCGACCCGCGTCTCCTCGGCCGCGTCGCCGGCGGCACGCGCCGCCTTCAGCCGCGCCTCCAGCGACTGATACAGCGGCAGCTCGTCCGCAGCGCCACGGACCGCGCGCGACTCGTGATGCTGGGGAAACCCCCACTTCTCCAGCTTGGCGATATCGCCGCCGGCGGCATTGAACCGCATCCGCAGGAACTCGGCCGTCTCGGTCCATGCATCGGCCAATGCCTTGGCCATCGGATTGCCCGATGCCTCGCCGAACGCCTCGCGCGCCAGCTGCACCAGCTCGGCCTTGTTGCGGATCATGCCGGTCAGGAACCCGCGATGATACCGGTCCAGTACGCCGTCCATCATGGCGTGCGCCTGGCCCAGCAGCGACTTCCGCAGTTCCTCCACATTCTGGTACGGCGCGCGGCCCTGCCAGTCGCGGTCGAACAGCGCCAGCGCCGCCGATCGCGCCTTGCCCGGCCCGCCCGTGAACCGCTTCATATTCTCGGCCGCGCGCGACTGGGCAGCGACCTGCAGCAGCGACTGGCGTTTTTTCAGCGCCGCTTCACGCGCCAGCACGACCAGCGTCTGTTCGCTCGCCTCGGCCGCCGCCGCGTCGGGCGCCATCGACTGGCGGTACCGCGTCTCCAAACGGTCGAACAGCTCCTTCATCCGCGCCCCGCGCGCGGCATCGATCTCGCCCCGCTCGATCATGTCGGGGATACACCGGCCTAGCGACATGGCTTGCTCCTCAAAGGGCCGCCGGCGGGACCATGCACCCCCGCGCGGCGGTGATGCTGGCTTCGTCCTGGTCGATGCTGTCCAACAGGCTGCGCAGGTCGACCGGCTCGCCATCGTCCAGGCGGAACGTCAGCTGCTCCAGCTGGTCGATCTCCATCGACAGGTCGTGCTGCAGGCTGTCAGTCTGCCGGACCGTCGCGGCCCCGATCGGATCGTCGAACCCGGCTACGGCTGCTGCCGCTTGGCCTTCGCTGCCGCGACCTTCTCCTCCAGTGCGATCGCCGCCGACGCGGCCGTCCGCGTCTCCTCCGAGAACCTCGGGTCGCTCGCTACCTTGCGCAACAGCGCGCGGTCCCGGTCCGTCGTCGAACCCGGGGATCCAGTCGTCGGGGAAGACATCGTCCCAGCCATTGTCATCAACCTCCGCTCGTGCGCGCTCCAGCGCGTCCAGTCGCCGCGCGACCGTGATCTCGTCCAGCGCCGCCCACGGGTCGCGACCGCCCGCGACCGCGCTGACGACGTCGCCCAGCATGTCCGCGTCGGCGCCGTCAAAATCGAAATACTCGTCCGCGTCGATCGCCGTCCGCACATCGTGGACGAACCGCTCATCTTCCGCGATCCGGTCGGCACGATAATCCATTTCCTCCTGATCGCCCAGCGCGTAGCGCCGCCGCCCGCCATTGGCGCGCGCGAACGCCGCTTCGTCGATCAGGTCCAGGACCTGCGCCTCGCTCGGCCGCGTGACGAAATACCCGCCCTCCCACAGCAGCTCGCCGGCGCGGTCGATGTCCATGCCGGTCCTGCGGATCAGCGGCGGCACGGTCAGCCGCGACAGCCCGCGTCCCTTGGCCAGGTCGTGCCCGGCATCGTCGCGCACCCCGCCGCGATCGGCCAAAAACTCGATCACGTCGCTCGGCCGCGTCCGGCGCGGCAACGCCTTCGGCGCGGCATAGGGATCGACCACCCGCTCGAACGACGGCCGGTCGACGACGATCGGGTCCCAATTGGTGCCGACCGGTTCGGCGTCGCGCTCGATCGCGGTGTACCGCTCCAGCGGCGGCACAATCTCCGGCCCGTCGCCCTGCGCCGCGCGCGCCAGCTCATCGTCCGCCGCGCGCAGCGCCGCCTCGGCCGCGTCGACCTCCGCCTGTGCGCTCGCCCATTGTTCGTCGCTGGAATAGCGCTCGCGCGGCAGCACCGGGACATCCGGATCGCCGCCCATTTTGGTGTGCGTCCATTCGATCACATCGCCGGCGGTCTTGCCGATCAGGAATTTGTTGGCGCGGATCGCATCGGCGGTCAGCAGCTGCTCGATCGGCGTGTCCGGGGCGGCCTGCAGGATCTTGCGCGCCCCGCCCTGTCCAGTGAAGTGGACCAAATACAGATTGCCGGGTGTCTCGCGCGCGCCGATCTTGGCGAGGAAGCGGGCGTTGTCCGCCAGCAGCGCGTCCATCAGCCGCTCCTGGACGGCGCCGTCGGTCGCCTGCGCCCAGCGCGCCTCGTTGGTCATGTCGCCGCCGATGACCTTCTTGTGATAGGCTAGCCAGGTGCTTTCGATGAACTGGTACCGGCCGGTCGCGGACGACAGCAGCTTGCCGGTTTTCGGATCGCGCGGCCGGGCATTATCGTCGCCCGCGCTTTCGGCGCGCCGCACCTTCGACTTGAACGTCTGACGCGCATCACCGCCCGCCGATACCGGACGACCACCCGGCCGCGTCGCTACCGGCGCCGGCGCGCCACGCGCCTGCACCCTGTCGAGGATGGCGGCGATCTCCGCATCCAGGCGCGTGGCGTGCGCCGTCGCCCCGCCGCCCGGCCCGAACGGATTGGTCGCGTCGATTTCCGCGTCGCGGTCCAGCGCGTCGGCCGCCCCGCGTTCCAGCTCGGTCATATGGTCGGCGCCGATCCGCTCGCGCGCCTCCGCCGCCACCGCGCTGCGCGGCACCGTCAACCCTTCCGCCGCCTTGCCCAGGCCGCCCAGCACGCCGCCGGCGATCCCCGCGATCGCCAGACTGCCGATCGCCTCGCCGGTCGACAGTGCCTTGCCCTGCGCGCCGCGCTCGACCGCGCGCGACGGCAACGCCACCGCCTCGATCCCGGCGTTCAGCTTCGCGCCCTGCAGCACCGCCTGCCCGATCGACCGCGTTGCGCCGACGCCCAGCGGCAACGTGGCGGTGTTCAGCGGATCCGACGCGCCATAGCCGAGCGACCCCAGCAGCCACGACGTCCATCCCGACTGGGCGGCAACCTCGGCATCCTTGGCGATCTTGCCGCGCAGCGGCGTCAGCGCGCGTTCGCGAAATTCGTCGACCGTCTTCGGCAGCCCGGCGAACGCCTTGGCATCGCGCTGCCGCACCGCCTCCACCGCCCGCCAGATGCCGATCTCGTCATAGGTCAGCGCGAACCCGGCACGCGGATCGCGCCGGCGCAGCGCCCGTGTGTCGACGCCGGCGTGCGCCAGGTCCTCGACCAAGCCGGCGAACGCGCTATCCATCGCCTCTCGCTCGCGCACCGGCGCTTCGTCGGCGGTTGCCGCCGATCGGAACGCCGCGGCAACCTCGTCGAGGAACCCCGCATCCGACGGCTTGGGCGGCGGTCCCGCCTTGCTGGTCGGCGCGAACGGGTTCGGTTCGTAGAAGTCGCCGGGGGCAAGGACGCGCTGCTGCATCATCGCGCCGGCAGCTTGTAGATGTCGACCTCGTAGACGCCGCCTTGGTCGTTCGGGATCAGGCGACCGTCACGACCACGGAAACCATAGCGTCCATTGCCGCGATAGGTTGGCAGCAGCGTGCGCAGTTGGCCCCGTGTCATCGCCGACCCGTCCCCCCAGCGCGGTGCCCGGCCGCCGGCAGCGGCACGGTAATCTGGCTCGCCCGCGCGTGCGAACGTCTGCATCAGGGTCTCCGGGGTCCGATCCGGCGGGACGATCACTAGACCCTGCTGCGTCCGCGCGACGCCACCCCGGATCGTACCGTTCGCCGATCGCGTCCGGCCCAGCACGGTTTCGATCGCTTCGGCGAACCGACCGGGATCCCAAGTCGTTTCGCCGCCATCGATCATCCGCGACGCATAGAATTGCGTCGCCGCCTTCAGCACATCAGCGTCATAGCCACCGCCGACTTGCCGCACCGCTGATCCGTAATAGGTCGACAGCACCCGCGCGGCTTCCTTGGCATTCAGCACCCCGGGCTGGGTCTTCAGCTTGTCGGGCCCCAGCAACACATCACGTGCAACCTGCGGCGGCAACATGACGGCGATCCGGAAATCGCCATCGTCGCTCCCGGCGACTTGTCGCGCGGCGCCTGCCACGGCCCGGGCGTCACCGAACCGGCGGATCGTCTCCAGCGCGCGAAGCTTGCCGGCCGGCCCGGCCGCAAACATGTCGCGAAACATTGGCAGCTCGGTTTCGGTAATCGGCTCGACCGTGCCCCGGTTGTACATCGACGCTGCCGCAGCCGCGAGCTGCGCGCGCCGTTGCATGGCTCCCGCGTCATCCGGGTTGAGACGCTCCAGCGTCTTCCCCGTGGCGTAAAGGTATTGCGACAGCGCCCCACCCTGCCCGTTCAGTCGAGTGACGGCCTCGCTGCGCTCCCGCGTGATACCCTTTAGTTCGGCGGCTTCCTGGGTGCTCAACCCGGTCCGGTCGCGCTTTGCTGTCAGGGCACTGACACGTTCGTCCATGACTTGAAGTGACGCGCCCTTCCACTGCGCGGCTGCTCGCATTTCGGCCGCCCGCGCTCGGGCGGTCACAGCTTGGGATGTGTCACCAATAGCGGCGACGCCTTCTCCATATTTCTCCCAGTCCTGGGGGGTGCCCGCACCGGCCTCCAGCTGGGCGCGCAGCGTCGCCAACTGTTCCCGACGTAACGCCTTTTGCGCCGCCGCTTCGGCCCGGGCCGCCGCCGCCGCCCGGTTGATCTCGACTTGGGCGCCGTCACGGAACCGCGCCAGTTGCGTGCCGTCGAACAGGTCATTGTAGGCGCCGGCATCGATCGCCGCGATCAGGGCCTTTGGGCTCTGATCCTGTTTGCGCTGGATATCGCCTGACGCGACCCGTTGATGCAGTTCGCGACGTACCGGCTCGCGGAACTCGCCGATGTTCTGCTGCCCATCGACCATATCGTCGATCGCCCGATGCGCGATGGATGCGGCATTCGGATCGGCACTGGTTAGCGCGAACGCCGACCATTGCTCCCCTGTCTGCCGAAGGTTCTCGACATTCATCTCGACCGCCTTGGCGGTCGCCCACATGTTTTCTCCGCCCACGAACGCGGCGCGACGCGCGGCGATCTGTTCCGCCACCGAACGCTGGACGCGTCGATCCGTCACCCCGTCGGCAATACCCTGCATGGCGGCATCGAAATCGCCCGCCATGACCTCTGCATGACCCGCCGCCCCGGGCAGAGGATTGGCGCGGGCCGCGTCTCGCTGCTGGCTTACCTTCAGCTGCGCTTCGGCCATCTTCAGCGCTGCGGTCGACGCCTCGCTGTCCGCCCGGTTCTGTCGGTCCAGCTGATCGGCCCGCGCCAGCGCACCGCCGACGTCCCCCAGCGCACCGCCGATCGCCGCGCCGAACGCGCCGGCGCCGGCCTGCGGCAATCCCGCCGGCTGCGCCGGGTTGACCTGCGATTGATAGGTGACCTCGCGCGCCATCAGCCATATTTCCGTTTGCTGGCCCAATCGACCGCATTGCCCGCCGCGCCGACCATCCCGGCGGTCAGCGCGTTATTGCCCTGGGCCAGCGCGATCCGCCCCGACACCCGCGCCGCCCGTGCACGCTGCGCCGCCTGCTGGCGGACGTTCATCGCATCCAGCGTGGCATTGACCTGGGATTGCGTCAGCGCGTCCAGCGCCGACCCGGTGCCTTGGGCAAAGCCGTTCGAACCCTGCGCCGCGACCTGCTCGCCGATCGCCATCCGCGCCGCGTCGCGCACCCGGCCCTCCTCGATGGCGCCGGCGCGCTCGATCTCGACCGCCTCGGTATCCGACATGCGCTTGTTGAACCGGCCGGCTTCATAGCCGCCGATCCCGCTGATCAGATTGCCCGCCGCCTGGAACGCTTCCGCCACTCAACCCTCCCGAATGCGTTCGTGCAGGACATGTGTCTCGGCCGCCGCCCCGAAGCAGCGCAGGACATAAGCGGGCGCCAGCCCCACCAGCGACGCCCACGTCCCTTCCGCCGGCGCGTCCGCCTTCACGATCGCCTCGATCCGCCGCAACGAACTGGTGACGATCCGCCGTCGGGCGAACCGCGTAATGCGCAGATGCGACCGCCCGACATCGTTCGACAGGATCGCCCACGCGACCGCCTGCATACCCGGAAAGGTTTCGCGCAGGCCGAAACATGCGACGATCCGGTCATGGACCTTGGCGGTCCACGCCTCGCCGGGAGCCTCGGCCAGGTCGCGCGCCTCCTCGATGGTCATCACCCGGGCGATACCCAGCTGCACCGCTTGCGACGATTGCCGCTGGATCGCGATCGCGTCGGCCGCGACCATCGGCAGGATGACCGTCACGACGTCACCGCCAGCGTCGGCATCGCCGCGACGATCGTCGCCGGCAACGGCGCCCGGCTCTCGAACACCGCCTGCCCGTTGCGGTCCCACCCGCCGCTCACCGACCGTTCGGTATCGCCGCTGAACAGCGGGACCGGCGCGTCCATATGCTCGCTGCTCGCCCGGTCGACCAGATTGTCCAGCTTGCCGGCGATCGGCCCGACGCGGATCCCGGTGGTCGCCAGCAACCGCAGCACGATCTTGACCAGTCGTTGCCGCTTGCCCTGGCTGGTCTGGCCGCTGCCGCGCAGCTCGGGCCGCAACGTCACGAGGCGCGCGACATAGGGAATGCCGACGGTCAACCGGTACGCGCGGTCCGCCGGCACGCTGAGCTTGGGCACGGTGAAGCCGCCGGCGGCGTCGACCTGCACATTCTCGATGACGCCGCCATCGGCCAGGACGGCGACTGTCTGCCCCTTCAGCTGGGCGGCGCCGGCGAACACCGTCTGCCCCGCCGCCGCGACGATCGTCGTGCCGCTGTCGACATAGAAGGCATCGGTGATCGGATCGTCATCATCGCGCCACGTCGCCATCCGCTCGACATAACGATCGCCATTGGTCCGCTCGACCAGCACCCACAACGCGTCCTGCCGGCCGCTGGCATCGGCGCAGCACACCGCCGACAGGATCCGCCCGTCGCCGTGCTTGATCCGCGCGAACCCCTTGATGTCCTGTTCGGGGGCGTGCGGATGCACGACCAGCTGGCCGTCGTTGCGCACCCCGATCAGCAGTTCCTCGGGTTCCTTCTGGAACGTCAGCTGCCGGATGCCGCCCTTGGTGATGTGGCGGCACCACACCGTCATGTTCGCCGCCTGATACCGGTCGCGCGCGAAATCATATTCCGCCTGGCGCAGCTTCCGCCCCGATCGCTGAACGAACACGCCAGTGGTGCCGATCTGCACCGGGAACACCGGCTCGCTGCCATAGAAGCTCTGCGGCACCGCCTCGATATTGTCGCCCGACACCGCTTGCCCCTGGTTGATCGCGCCGATCGCCAGCTCGCGACTGGCGGTACCGACGATCAGCTTACGGTCCCCCGCCGCCCACAGCACCGGGTCCTCGGTCGACAGCGTGCGTCGAAACGCCAGATCGCCGGGGATGATGCCGCTGGCGGTAAAGCTGGCATGGTTCAGGTAATCGCCGGCGACGCTCGCCAGCAGCTCGAAATCCTTGAAGTGGCACAGCCGCGATCCCCACGCGATCACGACGTTCGGCCACCCGGCGGCGGCACTGAACGCACCATGCGCCCAGCGCCACGTCGCGACACTGGTCACGCTGTCGGGCAAGGTGCGGGTGACGGTCGCGGTTGCCGACAGACCGTCGGGCGCGACGGCCGTGATCGTCAGCATCCCGAACCGGTCGTGGCGATAGGTCCACCGCACGCCGAATGGCCCCTTGTCGTTGGCATCCTTGGCGTTGGCGCCGTCCCATTCCGATCCGGTCGCATGGATCGGCTGCACCGTGCCGGTCGTACCGGCGGTCGCCGCGGTATAGGCGCGCCCCTCCGATCGCATCACCTTGCCGGCGGTGACGTCCTTGATCTGCGGCTCCCATGCCGGGATCGTCTGGAAATCCGCCGCTTCGATCCGGAACGGCGCGCCGACATGGCCGGGCTGGAAGATCGCGACCGGCGACGTCAGCGTCACCGATCCGGTCGCGCCGCTGGCGGTGACCGTGCGCGCCTCGTCGCGATTGCCGTCAGCGAACGGACCGTTGCTGAACGGCAGGACTTCATAGACGAAGGTGACCGCCGACATGCGCGTCAGCCGCGCCGGCGGATGGTTCGGATGGTCCAGGTACAGACGGTCGAACGACTGCTGGCACGACACGAACGGCGCTTCCGCCGCGCTGTATGGCACCGCGACCTCATACGGCACGCCCGGCGCCGTCTCGATCCGAACGTCGTTGGTGTAGAAGCGCAGCTTCCCGTCGCTCCATTCCAGCACATAGTCCTGCGTGAGATTGAACCGGAACGTCGTCAGCCAGGTCGCGCCGGCGCGCACTGCCTGGATCGCCTCGAACCCGGGACGCTTGATGATCGCGCCCTCGACGGTCGGGATAAAGTTCTGTGCTTCCTGTACCCCGACGCCATAGATCGCGGTGTCGACCCGCCCGCCCATGCGCGGCGACAATTCGCCGCCGTTGAAGCTGGTCGCGATCGGCCGTTCGAGGGTCATGGCCACACCAGCCCGTGACGGTCGACGCGCTCGGGCATGGCGCCCCGCGCGCGTTCCCATTCGGTCGCTTCGAACGCGACCGGCGGGTTCTCGCGCGCATCGACCCGCTTCGCTTCCTTCAGCGCCGACCAGTACCGGCGCTCGGCCAGCTGGGCGCGCTGCGGGTCGCCGGTGATCCGCCCGGCGATCTGCCACGCGACGCGCATCGCAAACGCCTTGACGAACAGGTCGTCCCACAGCGCCGGTTCGGTGACATCGGTGATGTAACGGATGTTCAGCGGTCCCTTGCCGCCGGTCAGGATCAGCCGCCCTTCGAGCTGGTAATCGCTCCGCCGAAGCGTCAGGACCTCGATCAACCGCACGCAATCCGCCGGCAGGCGGAACCCGGCGGCATAGGGGGCAGTGTTTTCGTTCGCGACCGCCGGCAGCGCCGCCCGGCGCATCGCGAAGTTCCAGCTATGGTCGCGCAGCGCCGCCCGCCGCTCCAGGTCCCACACCGCCCGTACCGATCGCGCCAAGTGCGTGTCGTCGCTGGGCGATCGCAACTGGTCGTCTTCTTCCAGCGCCGACGCCGCGAGGTTCGCGATCGTGACGAAATCGGCCATGCGGTCAGGCCATGGGCCACGGCGATGCGAAGATCTTGGCGCGCAGCGCGTCGACCATGACCAGCGCGTCGCCCTTGCTGATCTTCGTCTGGTCGATGTTCAGCTCCATCGCGTCCGAACCGGCGATCGCCGTGCCGGCCGCAACTGCCACGTCCTTCAGCGCCTGCTTGCCGCGCGATACCGTCAGCTTGACCTGGGCCATCATCGTCTCCGAAAAGGGTGTGCCCGGCGGTGATTACGGCACCGCCGGGCCTTGGGCTGGCCGCGCGCCCCCGCGCGGCTGCCCAAGTCTCTGTCCGACCGTCAGGTCGTGATCGTGTATTCCCAGGCGAGCGCCGCGACGACGCCGGCCGGGATCGCCGCCCCACCGACCGTCAGCCAGATCGCTTCGTCGGTGGTCGACGGTGCCAGCACCGCCGCCGCCGCGCGCGGCCCGATCGCCGTCGGCGTATCGGTCGCGGTCAGCGTGCGGGCGTTGACATACTTCGCCGGTACCGCCGTCGTGCCGATCGACAGCGTGGAGCTGCCGAACGACGTATCGGTGTTGACGGTGATGAACGTCAGCAGCGCGTTGGCCGGCAGCTTGCCCAAGTACAGCCGGTCGCCGACGTTCAGCTGGACGGCCGGCTTCGTGGCGCGGGTGCGCCGCTTCTTGCCGCCGACCAGTCGGTGGTCCAGCTTGCGCGGGGGGTTCTGGGTTGCGTCGGGTCCGCCGACGAATTCCAGTGCGTAGAGGTCTGCCATGGCCTTAGCCCTCGCTGTTTTCGATGATGCCGACCTTGCCGGCCTGGGTGCGGGTCGCGGCGACGGTGGTGCCGGCGAACACGCTGCGGGTGTCGACCTTGCTTGGCTGATCCTTGATCGCCGTGCGCAGCTTGCGCCAGATGCCCTTGCGCACGCCCGACCGGACCCAGAACGGGTTGCGGGTATAGCCTTGACTGGTCACGGTCAGGCCGCGCTGCGCGACCAGCAGGTCGGGGTTCTTCAGCTCGATCGGGACGATATTGAAGCCCAGCAGGCCGGTCAGTCGCCCCTCGCCATCCTGCCGGATGCCGAACGCCTTGGCATAATCGCCGCTGGTCGCCTGCACCTCGTCGAGCAGATCGTCCGCCTGAACCTCCGACAGCGCCAGATACCGCTTGTCGAGCGGGTTGTTGAAGTTCTGGCCCAGCAGCACCTTGGCCGCGCGGACCTTGGCGATGTTCATCCGCTGCGGACCCGACGCGCCGCCCTTGGTCACGGGCACGACCATGCTCGACGGGAACGGGACGGTGATCAGGCTTTCCTTGGCCTTGCCCATCAGCATCGACCCGTAGATGCCTTCGAGGATCCGGCTGTCCCAGCTGCGATGCATGGTGGCCATCGCCGCCATGGTATAGCCGCCTTCCAGGCCGATCTTGGTCGCCAACTCGTCGGCGCCGTCGACGAACTCGTTGAAGTACAGCTCGTTGGGCTTGCCCATCCAGACACGGTCATGGCCGGGGGAGGTCTGCTTCAGGTCGCCGAACCGCTCGTCCGCTTCCTGCGGCGCAGTCGATCCGATCAGGTCCTTGACGGACACCATCTCAGCGCCGGCGCAATCCTGCTCCTCGCAGGTATCCCACAGCATGGACGTGCTCTGCTGCAGCGCCAGCTCGAGGTTGTTCTGAAACTGATATTGTGCGGTCGTATTGACGTCAGCCATGGTGGCCTCACGAAAAAGGTTGGGAACCGATTTCGCATGGCTAAGGGGCGCTGGAGGCCCGGCCGCGCTATCGTTTTACGCCCGCGATCGGCGCTGCACTCCAGCAGGGGGGACCGGGCGTATCGAGGCTAGGCGGTCACTGACCGGCGGTGAACCGACGGTGTAGTGCACATCAATCATATCGCGACTCGCGCGTCAATGCCGCTTCACGATTTGTCTAGCGGGTCAAATGTTATTCTCGTCGGCACCCGAGTAGATACACTCTTGGGCGCTTTGAGCCCCGAATGTTCCGTTTTTTTAGGTTAGCCAAACAAACAGTCACTAAACGACCGTTTAAACGGCCTACAGTGACCCAGGAGCACAGTTCCGAACTGTGGACGATCTCGTTGCTGCCCAGCCCATCTACCCGCTCAGTGAGCCTTAGAACCGGCACAGCGTCGATTTCATCGATTTCGTAGTAAATAGAGTCTTGTAGCAGGCCCACAAATCACTTAGACGCAAAAAGACCGGCAGGGATGGAAGCCCTACCGGTCTGGGAATTGCTCAACTCACCCCGAGGGGATCGTTGATGTTTGTGATCACGTGGGCGCTTATAAACGCCTCGGGATACGGCGTCAACGATCCTTCGGAGTAAAACTTCGAAGGATCGCGCTTATCGATTGAACGAGTTCAAACCTTCTGACCCCGCGTGAACTGATTGCGAACGAATGCGACCAGTGCGGCGATAGGTCCGAATTGGCCGGGTACCTTGGCGACGATCTCGCCTCTGACCTTGCCGAATGCGAGCTGGCGTACGCGCCGTTCCGCGTCGGATTGATCGTCTGCTGGAACCTCGATGTTCCACTCATTCCCGTCGAGACGGTAGCTCACCAGAAATCGTTTCATCTCAAATTCCCGAGGTTTTATGTATTATTATCTGTACCGCGATAACGCCAACCTGTGGCGGTGGACTTTCGTTTCCAGCAACGGCCGCACGATCGCCGTGTCCTCCGAATCCTACTACAACAAGAGCGACGCCCAGAACGGCATCAACCTCGTGAAGGGTTCGTTGTACGCTCCGGTTCGCGAATAATATCCTAAATTCGACCGGCACCGTCACTCAAGACGGTGCCGGTTTTTTTACGCCTGCTTCGCCGCTTGGAACTCGGCCGCCTGGGCGTTCACACGATCCCACCGCGCGCGCTCCGGCGTCCCAGGCTTGTTCTTCGCCTGGAAATCCGCATCCCCCTTCAATCGCTCCAACTCGCCCTGCGCCTCGGCCCCCGAAACGCCGAACCGGTTGCTGCCGCCGGTGATGAGCACGTCCTCGGCCATCCCAGCTCCGAGTTTCGCCAGTAGCCCGAGAGCGCGATCGGCGCCCAATCCAGCCCGTAACCCGCTCATGTCCGTCTTCGACAGTCCCAGCGATCGGGCGGCGGTGTTGATGTGGGCCAGCTGCTCGTCTGCCTTGCCACCCTGTTCCTTCACCCACGACGATGCCAGTTCATCCTGGCGCTTCGCCTCGGCGTTCGCCTGTTCGATCTGTATCTGGACGAAGTCAGATACTAACCCGGCGAACGCACCCTTGGGCGTACCGTGTTTCAGCGCGCTCTCGCGCAACGCGCCGATCATGGCATCGTCCAACTGGACACCTTCCGGGGCCTGCACCTCATACCCGTCGGCCTTGTCCGGCACGCCGATCGCCGTGTGGAACGCCGCCAGCTCGTCTGGCTTCGCGTTCTCGCCTGGCACCTTGATCCGACCACTTTCACGTAACGCCTTCTCGGTATCGCGCGACATTTTTACTAGGCCGTCCAGGTCCTTGACCCCCTTAGCCGACAGCCAGTCGCGGTTCGACGAGCTCTCACCGTCGCCGGCGTCGGCCGACACCTTTTCGAACCAGTCCGGCAGTGTCCCACTTTCGCCTGCGGCTGCGCCGTCGCTGCCGGTAGCAGCGCCGTCACCGCCAGCTGCACCGCCATCGGCGGCGGCACCGCCACCAGCATCGCCGCCCCCCGCCGCGCCGCCCAGCAACTCCGCCGAACCGCCGACGTCGCCGTTTTCAAATGCCATCATCGATCTCCATCAGGGTTTGCACCTGCGCCTCATCCAGCTGCAGGTAATTCGAAAGTCGTAGCCACACGTCGCGCCGGCCCTGCCGCCGCGCCATGATGATCGGGTCGGGATCGAACGCTGACGTTCGCGCAAAACTAAAATCGCGCAGGTCCGCCAGCACATGCTCGGCCGCGATCCGACGCGCTCTGCCGTCGGTCGTGAACACCGCGCGATAGGCCCATGCCGTCAGCAGCGCCCGGCCGCCGATCAGGCGCGCGACCAGCGCCGCGATCCGTGACGGCCAGCGCCGCCCGTCCGCGATCGGATAGAACACGGCTTTCACCGCGCGCGACACCAGCACCGCGTGCCAACGCCGACGGTTGCGCTCTCCCGAGCTCATGCGATCGCGCTCCGGATCGCAGCGCCCAGTTTCGCCAGCGCATCAGCCCGGCGATCGAGCAGTGCTGCCGCAACCATCAGGTCGGCGTCACCGACACCCCAATTGGTCGCGAGCTTGTACCGCAATCCGCGTGTCGATATGTTCATCGCATCGGCCAGCGCCGCCTGCCCGGCCATGTCGGATGCTTGCTGCAGCAGCATGATCCGCCGCGCGGCTTGTGCGATGTTCCTCTTTTCCGGAACACTGATCATACCGCCTCCGCGATCTGGTTGGCCTTGGCGATGTCGAGATACGCACCCGCCGCCGCTCCCAGCCCTTCAACGCCCTGCGTCGCGGCCTGATTGTCCTCGCGCGCCTTGCGCTTCGCCGAGACCGCTTCCGGCGTCGCGATCCAGCTCGGCCGCACGCCCAGCACATCGGCCAGCCCCGGCGCCGCCTGGTCGGTATCGATATGGTCGAACACGGCCCCGCCATCGGTCTGCGCCAGCGGCGTCAGCGCCTCGATCCACCGCGTCAGGCCGGCGGCCTCCTCGGCCCGTGCCATCCGCGTCAGCGGGTTTTCATATTCCGGCAGCGGGTGCGCGCCCGCTTCCAGCACGACGTCGGGATATGGCTCGATCTGTCCGGCGCGCAGCGCCAGGTCCAGGTCGCGTTGCGTCACCGGGTTCTGCTTCTCGGTTTCGTACTGGCCGGCATAGGGCGACACCAGCACCCCCTGCTTGGCAACCATCTCCAGCACCTGCGTCGCCGTCATCCGGTCCGACGGATCGGTCAGGATCTTGAAGAAGTCCTCGAGGAACGCGGTGCGGATCGCGCCACGATCGCTTTCGACCATCTCCAGCCCGATCGGCAAGTTCGATCCCGTAGGCAACGGCTGCACCAGCAACCGGCCATTGTCGTCGACCAGCCCGGGGTTCAGCCCGCCCGGTCGGGTGACCAGCGAGGTGATGCCGTCATCGTCGTAGAACGCCAGCGCCGGGTCGACCATCTTGTGCGCCGATCGCAGGATCGTCTGCATCATGACGTTCGCGCCACGGATCGCCGGCAGCGCCTGCATCGCCGGCGACCAGCCATACAGCTCGCCGGCCTCGCTCATGTGCCGTGACACGCTGATCGGCATGGAATGGAACCCGGCGCGGCGCAGGATGATCTTTTCGTCCAGCGCGATGTGCAGGCTGGCGATCGGCTTGCCCCGATGGTCGAACCGATCGGGCTGGACGTCGGTGTTCGGGCAGACGACGTGCAGGATCTGGAATTCGCGATCCAGCTTGTTCTGCTCGATCGCCTCGCGCATCTTCGGCGTCAGCGCGTCGGCGCCGAACTCCTGCTGGCATTGGCGGGCGTCTCGGACATAGCAGCGATGGACCGTGTCGACCTGCCCGGCAAAATCCTCGTCGATGTAGCATTCCGACATGTGCAGCGCGCGATAGAACAGGCCGGTGCCCTTCTTCTCGCCGGTCCAGTAGGGCGACACGCCATACCGTCCGAGCTGGCGAAAGTCCTTCGTCGCCTGGACATGGAAACCGGTATGCGGCGCGTAGCGGATCGCGTGCAGTCGATCGCCGGCGCGCTCGCACCACCGCCGGACCTCGGGCAGTTTGTCCAGGTCCTTGTCCCCGAACTTCAGCCGGATGTACTGGGTGTTACGCGGCACGGTGATCGCCGCCATGGCCGCGGCGAACCGGCCAAGGCTTTCGACCGCGGTGACGTCGAAATTAGCCGCGCCTTTTACCGTACCGGCGCGGCTCATCCGTCCGGCCGCGCCCGACGCCGCCCCGATCGTGCCGGCACCCATCGGGTTCACGCGTTCGTCGATCTCGCGCCAGATGCTTTCCCACGGCGCGCGCAATGCCGCGAGGCGGTCGTGATTGCGCAGGTGGTGCTTGACCAGCGCGTCGTCTTGTTCGGTATCGGCCATGCCCACCCCCGGCTAGGGACGCCGCCACCGGCGGCGCCCCGTGCGCTTCAGAAAATGATGTCGTTCTCGATGCTGACCCGCTGGCCGGGCGCGACCTGGATCGGCGTCGACCGGCGGGCATAGGCGACCTGCTTGCCGTCCAGCAGCAGCGCATAGCCGTCGACGGTGACGCTGGTGTTCGCCTCGCGATCGCCCTCGATCTCGACCGACTTGGACAGCATCAGGCCGTTGGCATGGTCGCGCCAAGCATCGCCCGTCACACCGACGGGTGCGATACCCGGCACCTCGCGTGTGCCGTCGCTGAACGCGATCTCGACTTCGTCGGCATCCGCGATCCGCTCGCGCAGCTCGGCACCGGTCGGCGCGTCATCGATCTCGCCCAGCTTGCGCGGTTTGGGCGGGGTGGTCAGCTTCTTCACCTCGGCCTTGGCGGTCTTTTCGCCGCTCTCCGCCTTGCTGGCGCGCGCCTCGGCAGCGTCGGCGCGGGCCCGCTCCTTCGCGATCTCGTCGTCCTGCCCGGCCTGGGCAGCGATCAGCGCATCGTTCTCCGCCTCCAGCGCCGCGACGCGCTCGGCCAGCACGATCGGCCCGTCCTTGTCGAGGCCAGTCTTGAATTCATCCATCAGCGCCTGTGCGCGGTTCGGTTCGGTCATGGTGCTTTCCTTCGGTTTAAAGCTGGTGGGTGCCTTCGACGCCCCGCCACATTCGGGCGAGCGTCCGCTGCTGCAGCCAGTGCTGCGCTTCTTCGATCTTCGTGAGAGCCAAGGCGTTCTCACGACATGCGAATGGTCCGGCCTGGAACGAGCGCAATCGATCGGCGACGATCGCCAAGAGAGCCTCCTGCGTCACGCCGTTCACACCCACCTCGTTGATGGGACCGTTCTGAAACAGCACGGTCGCGTGGGTCGCGGGGGATCCGTGCCGTTCGGTGAAGGGGCAGGATGGATTGGTCGAGGTGTCGAACCCTTTAACCATGTAGAGATGCTGCGCACCGCCGGCGCCGGGAGCGTCGATGGCAGTGATCGTCAACTTGTCGTTCGCTGGATTGAAGACGTGGTCAGTAATCTGGCGCATTTTCCGTCCTTCAGCCGAGTGTGAGTTTGCCGCCGGTCAGCGTGGCTTCGGCTCCACGCGCCCCGGTGATGATGTCGGCGGCCGCGCCTTGCCGGCGGCGGATTTCGTCGTCGGTCGCGACCTGCGCGGCGGCATCGTCGCGGGTGACCGAGCGGAGCGGGGTCGGCGCTTTTCCGGGGGTGGACACGATCCCCAGCGCCTTCAGCGGCGCGGCAATCACCTTGCCGAGCGGTTTGAGCAAAGCCATGTCAGTGAACTCCTGCGTGGACGTCGAAATCGCTGTCGTTTTTCACCGGGCGCCGGCGGCGTTCCTTGCCGCGCAGGTCGCCGATAACGTGGGCGCCCTCCAGCGCGGCGTACTGCTCGGCATCGGCGACGTGGGTGTAGATCGTGTCGGCGATCTCGGGGTTGGCCCGGACCTCGCCCGTCTTCGTCTCCGCCTTCTGGTACCGGTATCCGCCCGAATGGGCCTTGATCAGGTGCTTGCAGCCGGGATCGACGGCATAGCCGTCGCGGACATCCTGCGCGGTCCAGATCGCCTGGTTGCGCAGCCCGGCGCTGTTGGTTTTCGCCTTGTGGACCTTCAGCCCCAGCTCTTTCTGAAACGCCAACAGCCAGTCGTGCTCGTTGTCCTGGCGGTCCTTGGCCGCGAACGCGGCCGGATCGGCGACGACCCGGATCATGTCGGGCGTGATGTCGGGGAAATTCTCCGCCAGCATCCGCTTGACCCGCTTCGCGAACGCCGTCGGCCCGACCTTCAGCAGCTGCGTCTGCCCCCGCGCGCCCTTCGTCGTGTTGACGCACTCGGCCAGCGTCCGGATCGAATTGTCCCAGTCGCGCTGCAGCGCCACGGCGGCGGCGAACAGCCCCTGGTCGACGCCGACGATCAGTTTGCGGCGCGGATCCCACTGGCACGGCCGGACATGCGCGGTGTACGCGAACCCGGCATTGACCGCCTGCCCGTGCTGGATCGGCACCGGCTTGTTGTCGACCATGCGATCGACATAGCCCGGCGTCGCCCGGTTCGCGGCGACCTGCAGCACGTAATACCCCCGCCCGCCGGGCAGGTTGTGCAGATTTTCCGCATCCGGTTCGCGCCCACCGGGCTGGACGAACTTTTCGATCAGCTTCCGGTCGCCCAACGTCGACTGCAGGATCTCGGCTTCCTCGGCCGTCAGCCCCAACGCCTCGCTGCTTTCGTCGAACAGCAGCGTGTAGATGTGGTTTTCGATGTCCGGCATGTTCATCGACAGGATGATCTGCGGATCCACGACCAGCGATGGATCAAGGTCGCTGAAGCGTCCGACGCGACCCGTCAGGAACGGCACCAGGCTCTCGGGCTGCAGATCCGCTTCGTCGATGATGACCGCGTTCACCTCCCAACCGCGGCACGCCTCCTCGACCGACAGGTCGCCGATCGCGCGGAACTCGAATTCGCAGTCCAGGACTTCCAGCACCCGGCCGTCGCGGCGGTTGCCCTCGCGCCGCAGGATCTTGGTGAACTTGTGGGTGAACGGCGCCTTCCAGCTGAACGTGCCCTCGGCCTCGGGCACAATGCGGAACCAAGATTTCAACGTCGTCGACTGCAGGCTGGGATAGCTCTCGCGGATAACCCCGATCCGCGCCTTGCGCACGATCACCCCGTCCTCGCGCGCTACCCCCTTCTGCTGCGCCGCCAGGCGCAATCCTTTCTGCAGCGCCGCCATGGTCTTGCCCGACCCCACCGGGCCGATGATCCCGACGATGAACCCGCGCGCGCGGACGAACCCGTCGGCGATCGGCCCGGGCGATACCATCCGGCGCGGTGCGACCATCCCCATCAGGCGTCACCCCCGTCGGTTTCGGACGGCGCCGGCGCGAATTCCGCGTCGATGATGTCGCCGATCTCACCAGCGGTATGGGTGACGCCCTCGATGATCAGATCCGCGACACCGCTGAACGACATGTCGACCTTCAGCGGTTTCTTGCCGACCAGATACGGCATCAGCATGTCGGCACACCGGGCGCGAAGCGACTGCGCCGCCTCGTAGGTCATGTGCTCGACGACCACGTTCGCGGTCCCGTCCTTCTGGAAACTGTGAACCTTGCGCCGCTTTGACGCCTCCATCAGCACTTCCGGCGCGGTTGACTGGATCTGCATCAGCGTCACCGCCGGATGCTGCCCCTGGGCGAGCAACCACTTCTCCAGATCGTCGGTGCGGCGGTTGCGGCTCCCGGCCGGACGGCCGCGTTTCTTTGCCCGGGCGGCATGGGCCACCTGTTGCGGGGTCGCGGTTTCGCCCAGCGCTTCGCGCGCGTCCCAGATGTCTTCCGGCGTGATCGGATCGAGCAGATCGAGCTGCTCGGCCTCGGCCTGGCGCGCATCCAGCTGCGCCTGCGCGTCCGTCATGATCGCGCGGCCGATCGCCGCGTCACCGGTCAGGTCAGTTGACACGGGTGGACCCTCCCCATAGCGTCAGCGTTTCACGGCTTCGCCCCCAGCCCAGGACACCCCCCTGCACCCCGACCCGTTCTTGCCGCATCCCGCTCGCGCCACCGCGACGGACACCGGCGAACATCGGCAGGCGATCTACCCCCGACCCCATCTGCAGGCGGCAGGTTAGGCGACCGTCGCGATCCTGCGGCCCCGACATCGACCAGCGATTTCGAAGGTCAGCCGAAACTCGGAAAATCGGCTGCGCGTGCGAGAGAGGAACGAGGCGCGCGGCGCTGGGGGGGGTGCCCCCTGTCGATCGGCACGACACCTCCCTCTGCCCGGCCGGCGCGGCCAGGCCGACCGCCGCCGCCCCGTCCGACAGCCTCGCAGGCTTGCATAGGGTCCGCGCAAAGCATTGAACCGACACGAAAAACGCCGACCGTTCCGACACGGCCATTCCAACACGCCTGATCGCGCCCGCATAACCGACTGAAATCGCACGGTTTCCGCCCGCCGACCCGCCGGCGCCGATCAACGCGCAGCCGACCCCCGCCGCCCGCGCCCAGCGCCGAAACTTTCGCCGCGCCGCCCGCCTGTCGACGCCCAGATCGAGGCAGCTGGCGAGCCGGCGACCGCCCGCAGCATCAGCGAAGGCCGAGGTGGCATATCCACCCCATTGTTTATTCCGGGTTCTGGAACAGAACCGCAACAGAACCGGCGTAGAACCGTCAAAGCCGCAGGAATGCTGGTTTTTATGGTTCAGTTCTAGAGTTCTGTAGTTCTGTACCCCCCCTATATGCGCGCGGGCACACGCGCCTGCACGCGCGTCATGCGTGAGGCTCTGGAACGGAACTGTAGAACCGATAGATTTCAAGCGGTTAGCGGTTCTGCCCCCGGACCCGTATAGAACTACAGAACTGGCGACCGCTCGCGATGGCGGACCATACCACAATTTTATCTGCAATAAACGGGCCGGGGTACGGGCCGCAAAAAAAGACGTCGTGAAGTATAGCGAGGGCAGCACAAAGACTTCGCGCGAGCGCGCGAAGTTGATGATGAGCACGGCCGCACCGCGCCGCTTCGCGTCGCTGGCCGTGCGCGTCATGCCTGCACCGCCTCGGGCATCGGGCACGCGACCCAGCCCGTCACCTCGTCCTGGTCGATGACCAGCTCGATCGGCACCAGCACCGCCGTCAGCGATTGGCCACCGAATTTCGCCTTCACGCCCCGGATCGCCGCCGGCGCACGGGCCAAGGTCTGCGACCAGCCACCAGCCTGGAACTTCGTCGTGCCGAAGACCTCGGCCAGCGCCCGGTGCTTCTGCGCCACCGCGAGGTAGCACGCCTGCCCCGGCATATGCTCGACCGCGCCGTAGGTCGGGCGGCCGGTCCCGTCGGCCGGCTTGGCCCGCGCATTGACCAGCTTCAGCCCCAGCTCGCCCAGACGCTCGCGCGCCCGCTCGGCCTCGGCCTCGCTGCCGACCTTTGCCGTCACCGCGCGCTTGATCCACGTGCCGACCGTCTCACGCACGTCACCGCCGCGCGCTTGCACCATCGTCGTGGTCAGGTGGATCAGGCACGCCTCGTGATCCTCCGACGTGTCGGCGATCTCGGCCATCGCCGCCGGCGCGCACTGCATCGACCAGTCGTACAGCAGCTCGGCCGTCGGCATCTCGTCGTACAGCGCCAGGTCGGCCGCCGCGAGCAGCGTGCCGAACGTATCGGCCGATCGCGACGAATGCCCCTTCTTGGTCAGCGCGTCGTGATAGGCATGGAACGTATCGTGCCACCGCCACCACCCGTCGATCATCCGCCGGGCCAGGACCTGCCCGATCGCCGGCAACCCGGCCTTGTCGAGGTCCAGCCTGGGCGTGTCGGACTGAAGCGGCTCCAGCTCGAGGATCGCGAACCGCGACCGGTCCTGCGGCTCCATGTGCGGCGTCAGGATAGCGGAGAACTGGAACGCGCTATTGAGCACGAATTCCGCCGCCTTGTGGTCCGAAGACCCGCGATGGATATCGCCACCCGACGACGCGACGCGCGCCAGCTCGAGCACGCCCGCCAGCTTGTGCTGGTTGAACGCGTTCGGCTCGAACTCGTCGAAGATGACCGGGATCGTCTGCGCGCGCAGCATCTGCCGCACCGCCGCCTCGGTGGCGTTGCCGGTGCGCAGCGTACCGCTGCCCAGCACCCGGTCGCACAGCCCGTCCTTGCCATTGAACGTCGACTTGCCCGTCCCGCGCCCGCCGGTGACGAACAGGTGCGACCGCCAGTTGAGGGCGCCGGCGATCGACGCCTGCGCGATCCACCCCAGCGCCAGCATCGCGTCGAGGTGCCCGCGCCGCCAATGCCACGTCGATATGAGCGACAGCAGCTGCTCGACCGCCGCTACCTTCCCCGCCTGGTGATGCGGGCGCGGGGTCGCGGCGGCGGCCGGATAGACATAGCCGTCGTGCAGCCCGGTATCGAACCACTCGGCCGCCGCGCGCTTTCCGGCACGCGGTTTCGCGGTCATGACCTTGTCGCCATAGTGGATGACCAGCGTCTGGTCCTTGCCGCGATGCGCGCCGCGCCCCCGGACGCGCCCCTGCGCGTCGAAGATACCGGCGGACCCGCAAGCAGAGATCAAGGCTTCGCTGGCATCGTCCTGCGCGAAACCTACGATCTCGCTTTCCTTGACTAGCTTGCGCGCGTTGCCACGGCCCTCATACTTGGGCTCGGACCATCGCGGCCAATATTTCGACAGCAACTGGGTCCGGGGCGCAAATAGAGCGTGGAGGTGGTTCTTGCCATGCTCGCGCGGGCCCAGCGCCACCAGCTGCCCGAGGACATTCAGGTACCAGCACGTCGTGCCATCGGTGCCTAGCCCCAGCGCCTTGACCGGGCTTTCGCGCGGCAACAGCGGCCGCTGGATGTCGTCGTCATCGTCCCGCCCGCCAAACGGCTGCTGATCGCCGTCCTGGGCGAGCTGCGGCGCGTCGACCGGCGCATCCAGCGCGGCCGCGATCGACACCACGTTGTCGGGCGCAGGTTGGGCGGCGCGTTTGGTCACAGTATCGCAGCCCGCACCGCATGGGAAAGGTCGACGGGCAGGTCAAAAAGACCCTGCATTCCACGAGCAGCGATCGGATTGTCGAGCGGCACTACGTTGGCGAGCGTCCAACCGAACCGTCCCGGACCAAAATTGCCGAGAGCATCCTCCTTGCGAGTGATCGTCCCGACGAGATCCTCAGTGCGCGCAACTGACCTTAGCTCGGCAACCGCGACGATCATCCCCAGTGGCGGATCACGCAGCGCAGGGCAGGCATAGATGTCAGCGAAGCAGTCGGCGTACCAACGCTCGTCTTTGGTCCACCGCTTGGCCGCATGGACGGCGATCGGCCCACGGTAACGGGTCGACCAATGCCGCGTTTCGATCTGCTTGTGCCCCAGCGCAACAGCACTGGCCCAAGGTTGCCAGAGAGAAAGCGCCTTCACGCCGCCGCCCCGGCCATCAGCCAAGCATTCATGTCCTTGATCCCTACAGGAGGCAGGACGAGCTGGACGCGATGGCCGCGGGCTTGCTGGCGGGCGATCGCCCGTTCCAGCAGCTCGACTTCGCGCTGCCCGTCGTCGCGATCGGCGACCAGGATGATCGTCTCGATCGCCTTCGGAAATTCGATCACGCCCAGATTGCCCAGCGAATAGGCGGCGATGACCCGGGCGTCGGGCTTGCACATCGCGATGGTCAGCGCGTCCTCGATGCCCTCGGTGACGTACAGCGGTTCGGGCGAGCGCATCTGCCCCATCGACTGACGCGACGCACCTTTCCGCAACGGCACGAACGCCCCGCGCGACTTGCCCAGCACCTTCTTCGCCGAACCCTTCGGCACGCCCAGGTCGGCGCCATCGGCCTTCACCCAGTCACGGGTCCGGGGATCGCGGCCCAGCCAGGTGCGATGCGTCGCGACATGCTCGCCGCTCGGCAGGATCATCTGCGCGACGATGCACGGCAGCTTCATGCCCGCATCGCGGTTCCACACCTCGGGATGATAGCGCAGCGCGTTCGGCCAATGGCCCAGCGGATCGACGCAAATCCCGCGCGCGGCATAGTAACGCGCCGCCGGCGTCTCGCCGATCGCCTGCCCGTTCAGGTACAGCGCCCGCGCCCCGCGCTTCTTGGCTTCGGCCTCCTGCTGCGCTTGGCGCTCCAGCGCCGCGTCCTCGCGCGCGCTTTCCGCGCGGACCTGCTGCAGCCGGTCCGGGTCCAGATCGTCCAGCCCCAGCATCGACTTCAGCCACTTCACCGCCTCGCCGCGATCGCCGCCGAACATGCACCGCTCGACCAGCACGATCATGTCGCCCTGGTCGTCCGACGACCAGTCGCGCCACATGCCGCGATTGGCCCCCTGCAGGTTCACCACCAGCGAGGATCCTTTCTCCCCGCCCAGCGACCCGGCCTTCAGATACGGCCCCTCCTGCACCGCATTGGGCAGGCACTTGCGCGCGATCTTCTCGCACGCCGCGCGGGCGCGCAGCTCGATCTCGCGCACGCTGATCGGCGCACCGGTCATGCCGGACTCGACTCTGCGCCGCGAATGATAAAGGATCGGCCCGCCGGTCCGGGTGGCATACGGGTGGGACCGTTCCTGCCCCCGCTAAGCCGGCGAACATCGGGGACCTTCCCGGTGCCGCGCGACCCATCGTTTCCGACGAAGTCGTTCGGCGCCGGCGTCCGACCCAAACCGATGCCAGTCGAACCGGGGGCCCCCGGCAAGACTGGGCCGATAGATCCGCGAGCGCCGGTCAAAGCGCAACGCGGAGCGCTCACACCGCAACCCTTACGGGCCAGCGGCGCGTCGCAGCCCGGGGGATCACTGAGATGAAAACCCGGAATGCTGTAACGGTGGAGGTGAAGATCGATCTGGCGGCGTGCCTCCGCGCGCTTGTCCTGCTCGCCTTCCTCCTCACGTGAACCGACGGGGCGGGCTTGCGCCCGTCCCGTCCTACCGTCCCGAAACCCTGCATCCGCAACCACTTGACTGTTTACCAACGTAGGATAGTTTCCTGCGCATAGGAACAGAACAAGAACGCCAAGCGAGTCGCGAGGCGAACGGAGATGAGCCGATGCCCGCGAAGATTTTGCCCTTTCCATCAGGCGGCCCGCTTGCCGAGCGCGGCCAGCGCCGATGCCAGCAGCCGGCGCCAGCGCGGGACGTCGTAGAAGTCGTTGGGCTCGACCTCGCCGTTCGTCAGGATGAAGATGCGCTCCATCACCTCGGCACCCGGCACGATAGGTTGGACGGCACGCTCGATTTGGCTGATGTACGGTTGGGTACAGCCAAGCTCGGCGGCCACCCATTCCTGGGTCTTGCCTTCCCGCTTCCGCCATTCCGCAAGCTTCAACACATCGTCTCCCGATCCGAGACCAAGCATTATTGGAATAGCTTATATTTAGTCAATGGACATAAGCAGGTCGACGGTGCAGAATATAAGCAGATGGCATACGTCCTCGCCATGCACCCGGATAACCGTCTTAGGGAGCTGCGGAAGGCAGCAGGGCTGAACCAGTCACAGCTGGCGCAGCGGACGGGTGTGTCTCAGCCGTTCATTAGCCAAGTAGAGAACCAGGCCGCCTCTACGCTCGACATCGCCCGGATGCGGATATTCGCGCGAGAGTTTGGCTGCAGCCCCGCAGATTTGCTTGCAAACTCCGACAACCCGCATCGCTTGTCAGCCGAGGAGCAATCGCTAGTCGACTTGTTCCGATCGGCGAACAGCGTCCAGCAGGCGATGGCATTGCGTGTCTTGGCACCACTCGACGGCGAAAAAGAGACGCGAGAAGCTGCTTAAGGTACTACGATCGCGAGATTAAGTACCGCCATCCCGGACACTACGGCAAATAGCGCCCAAAATTTGGACAGTGGATGCGCTAGTGTCCATTTGGAAAACAGCATTGCTGGTAGGATCGCACCCACCCAGCCAATTGCTATAACAGCCGCTGCCCACCACCGCGCTATAACGATAGCACTGGCAATTGCCGCCACAAAACCAACAAACACAATGAGGCCCGACAAACCGACGGCACGGAGGCTTGGCACCTCACCCAGCCCCATCAACCGGTCGCGCCATTGCGGGCTTTGATGAAGTCGCCGCTCAGTATTGAATGCAGCGGTCATCGCCATACCAATCGCAGGCACCGCAACGAGGGGGTCAATCTCCATTATCCTGACAGCATAAGCACCATTTTCGCATATCAAAGCACGCTCAAAATATAAGCTATTGACATAATATAAGTAGGGGCAATATCTACTTCCGTCCACCATGACGGAGACGGATCATGTCCTCCTTCCCCCCTGCCACCGACGCGCAGCTGCAGGCGCTGTCCGATGCGCGCGACGCCTATCGTCAGACCGGCGATTTCGGCACCTGCCCCCGCCCCGCTGCGCACCTTCACGCCTATAGCCTGCTGCGCGACGCGGCGATCGCCGCCGGCCTCGATCGCGACCGCACGCTGCTGACCCTCGAATGGACGGACGAGCGCCTCGCCGCATGGCACGCCGTCAATGCGCTCGATCCGCTCGCCGACCTGCGCGACGCGCTGGCGGCGTTCGAGAAGGAAGGCGGCTTCGGCCCGATCACCGGCAACCGCGATGCGAAGCTGGCGACGCACCAGCGGCTCTATACCGCCGCCGCCGCGCACGGCTACGGCCCGCACTGTCAGGTCGCCGTCGACGAATGGGCGCACGGCCGGCTGCACGGCCTGTTCGCGCGGGAGGCGGCGTGATGCCCAACGTCGCCGTCCTCCCCACCCCGCTCGCCCGCGCGGCGGCGGCCGCCGCCAACCCGCGCAACCGCGATACCTGCGGCATCTACGACATCGCCGGCCGCCTCGGCCAGGCGGCGCGCCGTCCGGCCTATCTGTGCCGCACGATCGACGCCCTGATCGAGGCCAGGGGCTTTCCCGAGCCGTTTCCGCTGCTGAAGGGCGCAAAACTCTCCACCGCCGCCCACGCCGACAGCCGCTGGTCGCGAGCCGCCGTCGACGCGTGGTTCGACAACGCCCTGCCGCCGTCGGCGCGTGGCCTGGTCGACAAGGTCGAACGTCAGGCGGTCAGCAGCCGCCTCTCCGCGAATTTGCATGACCTCTTTCCAGCGGAGCGCGTCGCATGAAGCGCATCCCCGCGAACGCCCTGCCAGGGTTCAAGGAAACCGACGTCGACGTATCGGTCGGGTTTGGCGTGCATCTCTCGGAGATCGACGGCTCGGACTACGTGGTGAACGACAGTCATGGGCTGATGGTCGGGCTCATGGCTCACGACCATGGTGATGTGATCGCACTGACCCAGTATCGTCGCGCTAAAACCCGGCCCTTCGGCATGGGTATGATGCACACGTTAAGCGTCGAATGCGCCCGCGACACCGCCGCCGCGCTGATCGAACTCGCCGACCGGCTCGAAGCCTCCGCCACCGAACAGGCCCAGGCCGCGCTCCGCAAGGCCGCCGGCCGGTGACCCCGCTCGAAACCTTCGGCCGCGCGATTGGCGCCGCCTTCGACCGCTACGTCACGCCGGGCATCCTCGGCATGGCGCTGGCGATCGTCTCGATCGGGATCCTGCACTGATGCGCCCCGATCACCCCCGCGAACCGTCGCTGCGATCCGCCATCGCCCTCGCCGGCCTCGGCATGATCGCGTGGTGCGTCATCTTGTCCGTCCTCCTCGACTGAAGGGAGTGTCCATGAACCGCTTGCCCTTGCGCGACCGCCTGCAGGCCGCGATCGACTATGTCCATCAGGCCAGGAGCGGCGGCAACGCCACCGGCCCCGCCGCGATCATCGCGGGCCTGCAGGCCGATCACGCCGCCAGCTATCGCTGCGGCGCATCCACCAACACCCTGCGCGTCGCCGGCGTCAACGCCAGCTGCACCTGGTCGCGCGACGAGGGCCTGCTGAAGGCATGGGAACGCCTCGCGACGATCCGGCTGCTGCAGCTGGACGGAAGGTGCGGCGCATGAAGCCCGCCGCCATCGTCCTGCGCGACGCGATGCAGGCGTTCGTGTCGGGCTATACCGACAACGCCACGGCGGTCGACATCGACAAGCTGCGCGCGACCGTCGCCCACGTCTTCCCCGCCGCCGCGCCGATCGACGGCGAAATGCTCCGCCGGATGCTCCGCGCGGTGGGCTTCGTCGGCAGTCTCTTGCCCGGCGACGCCCCCGGCATCTGGCGCCGCGCTGTCCGTCCTGAGGAGGTGATGTTCTGATGTCGAACCATTCGATCCAGCCCTGCCCATTCTGCGGGGGTCCCGACGTCAACGTGCTCGAACATGGGGGTGATGCCTACGTCGAATGCTTCAAGCCGGAATGTCAGGCCCGGGGTCCGCTGGCCCGGCAGAAGGCGGACGCGGTCGACGCATGGAATGCCACCGTGTCCCGCAGCGGTCCCGATCATTTCGAACACTGGACCTGCGGCACCGCGCATATTCGAGCGAAGCGCACGCTGCAGATCGTGGAGAATGTCCGTGCCTGCGACACCGACACGATCGAGGCGATTGCCTGCCTCGTCGCCGAGGCGGGCATCGCCGCAGCTCGTGACGCCCTCACGGACGAGGTGCCGTTCTGATGGCCGCGCCACTCCACACCGGCCCGATCGCCGGCGACCCGCCGACGCTCGAATGGCTGGCCCTCGATCGCCTCGCGGTCGACCCGGCCTACCAGCGTGGTACCGAGACGCCGCAGTCGCGCCGGATCCTGGTATCGATGGTGAAGCGCTGGGACTGGCGCCTGTGCCAGCCTCTTAACGTCAGCCGTCGGGTTGACCAGTCGCTGTTCATCGTCGACGGCCAGCATCGGTGGGTAGGCGCAAAGATGCGCGGCGACATCACGCACCTGCCCTGCGTCGTCACCAGCCATACCGACACCGCCGATGAGGCGCAGACCTTCGTCGCGCTCAACCTGCGCCGGCAGAAACTGTCGCAGGGCAATGTGTTTGCCGCGAGCCTCGCCAGCGGGGACGACGACGCGAAACGTGCGCTGCAGCTGATCGAGGGCGCGGGCTTCACCCTCGCGCGCAACCACGACCCGTCGACCTGGGCACCCGGCGAACTGTTCTGCGGTCCCGCCGTGCAGCAGGCGGTGAAGGTTCACGGAGAGGCGGTCGTAAAGGGCGCGCTGAACGCGCTGAGCGAAGCCTATGAGGGCGAGGTACAGGTGCGCGGCGCGACGCTGCTGCAGGCGCTCTACGTCATCTTCGCCGACGACGCGAAGCAGCGCGGGTTTGACCGCGACCGCTTTGTCCAGGCGCTGGGATCGGCCGAACAGCGCGCTTGGATCGATCGCGCCAGCCAGCTGCGCCAGCAGCACAAGGACCTGTCGTGGCGCGACGCCACCGCGATGGCGATCATGGACGCCTACACCGCGTTCGGACGGGCGCTGTGACCCATCCCGTCGCCATCTACCGCCCGCGCACCCGCGAGCTGCTGCTGGCCAACGCCGGACAGTCGATCGTCGTGCCCGAGGACCGCGTGCCCCGCCTCGCTGGCGCACTGCGCGGCTTGGTCGCGATGATCGGCCCGCGCTCGACCGTGCGGATCCGCAACGCCAGCGGCCTGCTGTCGGTCACCCGCGCCGAATTGGCGGCACTTGCCGACGACATGGAGGCCGCCTTCGGCGTCCCGATGCTGGCCGCCGCGATCGCGGCCGATCCGGTCGCCTGACCATGGCGCGGCCCGTCAGCGACCGCGCCCGCTGCCTCGCCATCTTCCGCCTGGCGCTGGCCCAGAACTGCACGATGCAGGAGGCCGCCCGCCGCATCGACGGCGCCGGCGCGGCCCGCACGATCACCGAAGCCCGCATGCACCACGGCCAGGCCATGCGCGCCCTCTACGCCCGCGGCTACGGCCGCCGCTGAATTCCTGCTCGCATCCGGCTGCGAGACAAACAGGACCAACCGCCGGCACGAAAGAAATGAACATGAACCACGTACTCGTCACCACCAAGCATCGCGGCGTTTTTGCGGGGGAAATCCCCGACGATCAGGATTTGACCGCCCAGGCGATGCCGCTCACCAACGCCCGCATGGCGATCCGCTTCGGCACCACCAGGGGCCTCATGCAGCTTTGCGAGACAGGCCCGACGGCACAGAGCAAGATCAGCGCGCCCGCAGATATCCCGATGTTGCATGACATCACCGCCGTGTTCGCCATCACGGATGAGGCGTGGGCCGCATGGACCCGGTAATCACGGCAGACGACGTCGTGCGCGTCGGCGGTGCTTGCACCGACGGCGTTGCCCGCGTCGTCCAGCGGCACGCGGACCGCATCGCCGCCGCGATGCCCGTCAGCGCCGTGCTGAAGCTGCTACCAACGACCGAGCATCACTACGCCCTCAAGGCCGCTGGCCTCGACGGCGACGGCGACGGCGACGGCTACGGCTACGGCTACGGCGACGGCGACGGCGACGGCTACGGCTACGGCGACGGCTACGGCGACGGCTACGGCTACGGCGACGGCTACGGCTACGGCGACGGCTACGGCTACGGCGACGGCGACGGCTACGGCTACGGCGACGGCTACGGCTACGGCGACGGCTACGGCTACGGCGACGGCTACGGCTACGGCGACGGCTACGGCTACGGCGATAGCGCCACGCCGCCCAGAAAATTGGTCTGCATTGGTAAGCCCCCAGTAAGTCGATGGCGGCCCGCTTGGGTATGCCTCAACGTCTCCACCGCACCCGCCGCCGCGCGCGACAGGCGCCACCCGGCGCGGTCTATGTCGGCCGTCCTACGATATGGGCGAACCCCTTCGACAGCGCACGCTTTGGGCATCGCGGCGCATTCTTGCTATTCGAGGATTGGCTGACCGATCGGATGCCCCGACGGCGGCTGATCCGCCTCGGATATGGCGATGATGAAATCGAAGCGCTGGCACGTCGACGTCGCACGATGGTGGCAAGCCTGCCCAGCCTGCGTGGCCGACATCTTCAATGCTGGTGCCCGCTTACAGTGAACGTTTGCCACGCCGCTGTCCTGCTTTCCTTGGCAAACGCATGACCGATCGCCGTCCTAGCGCGATCGCGCTCGACTTCCCGCTGCGCTCGGACAACACCAACCGCCGGCCGTGCGACGTGCCGCTTGAAGAGTTGCGCCGCATGGCCCGTGTCGAGCTGGACCGGCGGCGCTCGACCTACCCGATGCTAGTGTCGCGCGGTCGCCTCGCCCCGCCCGAGGCCGATCGCCGCCTTGATACCTGGGCGGCGATCGTCGCGGATCTCGATCGCGACGCCGCCCGCCGCGCGCACGCCGCCGGCCGATCGGCGCCGGGGCCGTCGACCGTGCCCTATGGCTCGACCTGGACCGCGCGCGTGCTCGATCTGCACCGCGAACTGGCGACGGCGCGCGACACCTTCCCGGCGATGGTCGCCAGCCCTGCCAACCCGTTGACTGCGGATACTGCCCGCACGACGCTCGAATGCCTCGACGCGCTGCTGCATCGCTATTGGGTCGACCTCGACGGCTTCAGCGGCCCGCTGCACTTCCGCGACGATCATGTCCGCGCCGGTTGGATCGCCGCCGCCGAACAGCGCACCGCTCCCGATCCGGCATGGGCGGCGATCGGCCGCCTCGCCGATCGCCACGCCGCCGGCACCGTCGACCAGGACGCGTCGTCACGCTGCACCGCGCTCGCCCGCTGGACGCTGGAGCGCACGCAACAGCTCCTTGAGGAGCGCGCTCCGCACCACCGCTATGTCTGGACCGTACAGGTCGACACATGGCTGCTGGCGCGCTCCCGCCCGCCCGCCTAGTCTTTCCCGTTCCACGCCAAAGGATGCCCCCGCCATGGCGAAAATCTCGATCCCCTGTTTCCGCGTAAAGGCGACCGCCGGCGGCCTGCGCTACTACTGGGAACCCAGCGCCACGCTGAAAAAGGCAGGCTGGAAACCGCTGAAGCTTGGCCAGGACGAAACCGCCGCGATCGCCGCCGCCCGCGCACGCAACGACGAGATCCGCGCCTGGCGCGAAGGCTCGGCCGCGCCGGCGGAAGTCCGGAAGATCGAAAAGCGCCACACCGTCAACGCGGTCATCGCCGATTTCAAGAAGGCACGCTTTCCCAAACTGAAGCCCAACACCGCCGCCGAATACACCGCCAAGCTGAAGACGATCAGCAAATGGGCGGGCGCTGAGCGGATCGACGCGATCGGCCGCACCGACATCATTGCCCTGCGCGACGCCCTCTACGCGCCGCGCAAGGACGGCAGGGTCCATGAAAACACCGCCTTCAACACGCTGAAGGTGCTGCGCACCCTGTGGGCATGGGCGCTGGAGAACGAGCGCATTCCGACCAACCCGGCCGCGACCGATCTCGACATCACAGTACCGGCGCCGCGCCAGCAATTTGCCAGCGCGCTGGCGCAGGAGGCGCTGACGACGGCGGCGATCGCGCTCGGCAAGCCCAACATGGCGGCGGCGATGATCCTGGGCTGGACGTTGGGACAGCGCGAGGAGGATCTGCTGAAGCTGCTGCAGAGCCGCTATGACGAGCTGCAGGCCTACGAGGCGGACGATCCCGCCGTCTATGCCCGCCTGGCCGCGCGCGAGCCGGACGGCCGCGTAATGGGCATCCGGCTGCGCCAGGGAAAGACCGATCGCTGGGTTGGCATCCCGATCACCGGCAATGCCCGCCACCAGCTGGAGACGGCGATCGCCGCCGCGCGCAAGCTGAACCTGACGACGATCTTGTTCGACGAGGATTACGGTCGCATCTGGACCAGCACCATCTACGCGGAACGCCGCGCCCGCGCGGCACAATTCCAGCGTGCGATCTCGCGGATCCGCGCCCTCGCCGTCGAGACGACGACAGCCGCCGGCGATCCCGAGCTGGCGGCGGAAATCGCCGACCTGCAGTTCCGCGATTTCCGCCGGACCTGCGTCGTCACCATGGGCCAGCGCGGCATCCCCGACCACCTTATCAGCGCGGTCACCGGCCACAAACTCGACACGGTGAAGAAGATCCTCGAAACCTACCTGCCCCGCACCACCGGCATGGCGATGCTCGCGGTCGACCTCACCAACGAACGCGCGCCGGCGCAGGTCGCACGCATCAAGCGCGGATGATCGACTCGCTTGCGCCGCCCCCGCCAAATGGATAAGGGCGGCGCATCGCAATCGGACGATGTTGGAATTCCAACGGAACGGATGTCGGAACGAAAGCGATCGGCGAACGGAAATTCTAATATTTCCAACGCTATGCGGGTGTAGCTCAATGGTAGAGCAGAAGCTTCCCAAGCTTACGACGAGGGTTCGATTCCCTTCACCCGCTCCACATTTCCGACATCGCGACCATCGCTTCTTTCCCATCGCGCTCGGCTGCGGGCTGCGCTAGGGGCCGTGCGTGGCGTCGCTAGTGTATCAGGAAGGTTTCTCCGCGCGTCGTCCGGTTCCGCTGCCGCGTCGCATCGCCACGTTGGCGCTGGTGATCGCGATCCATGTCGCGATCCTGTGGCTGTTGCTGCGGATCGCGCCGGAAATGATGTCGCCGCCGCCGGGTGAGAAATCGCCGCTGGTCGTTGACATGCTGCCCGCCGATCGGGTCGCCCCCGCCGCCGCACCCGCCAGGCAGGTGCAGCGCAAGGCTGCGGCCGGTAGCACCAGCACCGCCCCGCCGGTCACCACCGTCGCGCCGCCGCCCGACGTGCCGCCTCCGCCGCCGGTGCCGGCCACGCCATCGAACGATGTCTGGTCGAAGGTCATTCCGATGACCGGCCGCGACTTCGCCCGCGCCGCGATCACGCCCGGCACCCGCAGCACGAGCGAGGGTGCGGGGCGCGGCAACGCGGCGGGCGACAGCGGCGATGGCGATGCGGATGTCGATGCCGGCGGGGGCAGCGGCGGGGGCGATCGGCTCTACGCCGCCGACTGGTATCGTCGCCCGACCCATGCCGAGCTGTCGACGTACCTGCCCCGCAACGCCCAGCCCGGCTGGGGCGAGGTCGCCTGCCGCACCATTCCGGGCAATCAGGTGACCGATTGCCGGGAGATCGGCCAGTCGGCGCGCGGATCGGGGCTGGCGGGCGCGGTGCGACAGGCGGCATGGCAGTTCCGCATCCTGCCGCCGCGCGTCGGGGGCAAGCCGCTGATCGGCAGTTGGGTACGGATTCGCATCACCTATACCGAAGACGGCGCGGCCGTGGAGTGA